TTTTGGCTTTGACTCATAACACCCTTAGCTGTTTTCATCTCTATAGCTAATCCAAAGAATGGGCCCTTAGCGTTGTAGATAAAGATGTCAGGAAAACCTTTAACATATCCTGTTTTCTTCATCTTAACCGCCTGCTTCATGGACGTACGAACACCACCAGCTGAAGCACAGTAAAGAAGTCTCGGATATTGTGCGTTAATGTAGTTAATAACAGCCTCTTGTATTAGGGCTTCCTCATTCTTCATGATTCAAAATTAGACTATTAACTTAATCTAAATCAACATCTTATTCACATAGTTATTCACATAGGATTAAGCGCCATATCTTTGGCTCAAGAATTTGCTTTTGGTTTAGCAATGATTATTGATTTCTGAGATAGGCTTGCAAACGTGCAGGCCTATTTTAGTTTAGATAAATGCATACTTAGTATAATTTCTATTGAGCTCAAAGAATGCTCGCATCATGATAGCATCTGCTATATCGGGAGAGATTCCTCCGGTGCGCTGGCTGATAGTATCTTTTGATGTTACTCTGAGCTTCCCCTCCTTATCAGGATCAACACGTCTTATTAACTCAAGCTCTTTCACTATATCTTCCTGATATTTAATAGGCAGAGTAATCTCATTTTTATCTATCAGCTCTCCTAATCTAAAGTAGCAGTCAGCTTTTAGATTCATGTACTGAGTACCCCTCACAGCTTTGCTTCCATTCATAAATTCCCTGCATCGAAGGCTGTCAACGAGACCTCCCCCCACCCCATCAGCATCTGCAAGTACGTTGCTCAGTCTAACTTGGTGCTGATTCATTAAGCGCTGTATCTCTGCCTTAACTTCATCTTGGCGCTTTTGCCTTAAGATTACAATGTCTATGCAGCTAAGGCCTCTCCATACACAAAGCACAGTTCTATCTTTTCCTAATCGCGCTATATCTGCTGTGATATATCCTTCGCCTACAGCCATTGGCTCTCTGAAGCAGCGCATCAGTTCATCGTACATGTATAATCTATCTGAGCTATTATCAAATTCCCAGTCTCCCTCTAACAGTCTCTTTCTATCAGCTTCGGGTAATCTCGTTAAGCTTGTAACGTAAGAATCAGGTAAGTGTATATTGTCCCCAGGTAGTGCCTGCACGAATGCTCTGTGAGCAGGCAGATTTTGATTCTTGTAAGGCAAGTAAAACTGATTATAAATCCATCCCTTAGATGGGTTACACGTGAGTAAAATCTTAGGCTTAAGGCCAAATTCTTTAAGCTTATAACGTATACGTGAGCTAACAATAGAATAAGCTTTCTCAGTTATTTCTGTAGCTTCATCTATGAATACATCTGTAACTTCCAAGCCCCCTAAATCCGTCATCATGGGATCTGATGGATAGAGAAACAAATCGGCAAGTATTATCTCTGAGCCATTGCTAAATTTAATGATGTGTGATTGCTGATTATAGATAAAATCTTCTCCTGCCTTTAAGCCTATCTCATTAGCCACCTGAAAGAAGGTAGCCATAGTAGTCTTTTTAAGCGTATCTAACTTAGCTCGGCCTATTAGAGATCGTGTGCCTGGGTATTTTAAACGTCTAAGAATCTGCCACATGCAGCCGAGCATAGTTTTACCACCGCCTGCTGCTCCTCCGTAGAGTATAGTTTCAACGTCTGAGTCTACTGATAAGAATTTAAGTGCTTCGCTTTGCCTCGTTAGTGGCTTAAAGTTATAGTCTATTTGTCCCGCCATTGTACAAAATTAGGTACAATGATGTGAGTATCTACAGGAGTTCTAATTCTTTCTAAATTTAATTCTAATAGGTAAGCGCCCAAAGGTTTAGGAGGTCTCATTCGCTCCACGTGAAAGCCCATGTAGCCCTCATCATACTCTTCTTTATAGCTTGCTGTTCTAATGTGATGCACGTAGCGCATGTTAATTCTATAGCTATTGCCTGGGCTGTAGCATAACTCCTCTACCATATCTGCATGATGGTAAAGTTCATGCACATGGCCTGACCAAATACAATCAGCGCCATCAATCATAACTCCCATTCGGTTATTCTGAATTACTCCCTTAGTAACTACTCCTCCTCCTCCTGATCCATGGTAGTATTTAGTTTTAAAAATAAAGCTGCTGCTCTTCCCCTTGCTCACGCGATGAATCCACCAACCACCATAACCACCCACCAATACATTAGAGCCAGCTTCGCGATTAAGACCACTAACAAAGCGCTCAATTAAATCAGTCTCACAATTCTTTGTGATAGCAGTCTCGTGATTACCATAGCCTACGAAAACCATTAAATGAGCATAAGGCTTAAACCAATCTATAGCTGTGTTCACTAATGCGTCTAAGTAATTTGCTACGTTATGCTCCGGGCGAATGTCCTGCTTGCCTCTTCGTGGATCGTACTTGCCTTGCATAGCACAGAATAAATCACCATTAATAGCGAAGTAGATGTTTTCTTCTAAGCACTTATCTAAGTGAGCTTTGAGTAGCTTCCTGTCGCAGTGAGGATTATCCCAGTGCAAATCAGACATCATTAAAAACTTATCCCCACTTTTGCAGGTTGTTACTATGACATTTCTACCCTCTCTGTATGATGTAATCATTAGTTATAATATTAGATTTAAGCTCCTGATAATGCTTCTTAAATTCGTTGTATGGCACGTCTATGACCATAGGATTATCTATGCCCTGCATAAGTGCCAATGTGCGATGTCCTACGTAATAAGTACCATCACTTCTAAACTCTACCTCAGCTTGAATGCCTACGCATTTACGCGCATCAAACATGAAAGGAATGTTCTCAGCTAATACAGCCTCATTGCCGATATCTTCTGAGTAGTTCCATTGGATAACGTATGTGCTGCATAGCTCAGGCAGCAGCTTAGCGTTTAAATCTACAGGCTCCTTCTTCTTTCTAAATAGATTCATACGTATAAGTTTAATAAAAAAGCCCAGCGTATAGCTGAGCCTTCTATTAGTTAGTGGAAAAATTTAGATTATTGAATCAGAATAGTGTTAATTGATTCTCAGCCTTAGTGCTAATATCGGATAAAAGAATATCTAAAATTCTATCATATCTTTTAAAATCATTGTTAGATTTTATCTGATTGTAAAGAAGTAAAGCACCTGCTCTATACGCTTCCTCTTGCGTATCGTATACATTGTGCTCAGCATGATAGATTAGAGGCTGTCCCCATCCCTGGTCTTGGCCATGGAATCTAATAGAATAACTCCACTTGCCATTCTTAACAATAGCTACACTAATCTGAGCCTCATATCCTTTAATGCATTTTAAAGTTTTAAGGATTGGATTCTCGCATACATCTTGCTCGTTAAATTCAAATATTTTCACAGCTTCTCCTCCCTTATCTCTATCTTAAATAGCTCTTTGAGTATCTCTATCTCTTCGTCTTTCCAGTTGCTTATACCCTGCTCTCTCAGGCAGTAGTTACTCTGCTCTATGCCTAACTTGAATGCGATGTATTCCTGCTTATAGCCGTAGAATAATCTATAGCATTTAATTGATTTGTGAAATGGTATCATAAAGCTTCAAATTTTTTGGTTAATTTCTCTATATCGTTTTTACATTTAATGATTTCAGTCTCAACAATTCTAACATAAATACTCTTATCTAAGTGAGTTATTGAAATTGAGTAACCATTAGGCCTTGGAATATACATCTCAGGCTCATATTTTGTAGCTCTTTCAAGGTCTACTATTTTACTGCGAAGCTCATCTATCTCTTCGTGCAGCTCTAATAGTATTTTAAACTTTTCTTGTGTCATATTTCTTCTTGTTTTAAAATAGAAAATCTATAAGAGCCATGATCTACTTTGTTAATAAACGTAAGTAAGATATTTAACTCACTCAATTCACTATAATTAAGATATCTTTTTACCCAGCAATCAGATAAAAAAACTCCATTACCATCATCGTAAATTGATCCTATTAATTTGCCTTGTAATTTTGAGGCCCACATATCACTACCAGAGTAGTATAGTGAGTGCGTATACTCATCACTTTCTATAACATAGTCTACGCTTATAAGTGATTCTTCTTTTGGAATAACTAAATACTTCATGATTCTTTGATTATTTGTTTAATAATGTCAATGTAAACTATTCTGCTAAGCTCTATCTTCTTAGCATTGATGAAGTCCTGCTCAGTACCTTCATTTCGAAGCTTGTTAGCATCCTTCCACCGTTGCGCTATGCGCTGCTCGGCTAAGTCATCCATTCGCTCCCATACTTCAGGTATCCAATCAGACTTCTTATAAATGCCCTGTCTGAACAAGCGCTGGCAGTTGTAAGGTGCAGATATCTCTACCCATGTTTGCTTACCATTCTTATACCTCTCAGCATCAGCATGCAAGTCATCTATAGGATTAGTAGGAGTGTATTCTCTTGGCTCAGCCTCAGGCAAGATAAGCGCTTTATTAAGCTCTCTCCATGTCTTAGCCTTATACTCTTCGTACTTCTTAAACACATCAGCCATAAAGCTTATGCTGAATAAGTTGTAAGCATCTACCCTCTCCCATTCCTTACCCACAGCGTTTAACAAAAAGGCATTCTGCCAATCCTTAATACTTGTAGTGCGATACGTATTTTGTGTAAGTTGCTGAAGCAGAGTAACTTCTATGTCACTTGGTAGAGCCTTAATCGAATTGATTACAGCAGCCTGAGCAATGAGCTCTCTAAACTCCTTTTCAGATAATGAGTGAAGCTTAGGTGAGTTAATAGCCTCTACTACGTTACTCTCTTCAGCGCTTAGTGAACGACTGAAGCTCTGATGTGCTAATGCGCCCAATCTTTTGCTCATCTTCTTTAGATTTTTGTTGGTTAGTATCTCTTGCTTTCCACTGATCCGCGGCTGCTCGCCAGCTCTTCATGGAATTTCTACCTACCTTCCATCCATTACTCTCGTAGAATGTGTAAAAGCGCTTAGCTAATACTACATCTTGAGTGTATTCGATGATGTCTGCAAGTGATGGAGGAGTGAATTTAGTGGAGGCTGCACGCTTTGTTTCAAGCGCTCGCACTCTCTCTTCAAGCGCTTCAATGCGCTTCAGTAAGATTGTTGTCATTTGGTTTAAGATTATTAATTATTGAGCAAATATAGAAGAAATCTCTTCCACCATGGCAGTGCTACTGCTTTTTTTATTGGCTGAGTCTTAGGCATATTGACTAAACCCAGCATATCAGTATCTGCTTTCGATGCCTGAATATCACTGTAGTATTTATTCTTAGCATCAATAAATTGCTTGAACTTATCCTGTCTTAAATGCTTGACTGCCTCCCATTCGCGAGTTCCTACTTTCTTAATAATCCCTACCTCTCTCAGTAGTTGTAGGTATTGCTTACCCATGCGCTCAGTTCTTAGCGCTGCGCTGGGAGTCATGCCTGCGTTAATTAATACGCAGACTCTTTTTACTCTTTCGATTGTTACCTTTCCGGTATCGTAACTAATGGTTAATTGCTTCATGATTGATTATTGATTATTGATTAAGTTAATTTTTCAAATGCTTTAGTGAGCCTCTCGTTATCTATGTGATTTAAAATCTGCTCCACCTGCCCTCTGTACATGCTATCAGTTTCTATCATATTGTTAACTGATTCTACAGCGTGCAGCACAGTAGCATGATGTCTATTGAATATAGCACCTATGTTAGC